CTGGTAGGAGTAATAGTTGAAAGTAGTTGATCTATTAGAGGAAAGAAGGATAGAGTTTAAAAGCTCTGGCAGAGATTATTTAGTAAAATGTATCAACCCAGAGCATGATGATAAACATCCAAGTATGCGGATAGATAATATCACAGGAATTTTTAATTGTTTTTCTTGTGGGTTCAAAGGAAATATATTTAAAACCTTTGGAGCACCAGCTAACTTTTTAGATATAAAAAGACAACGCCTATCAGACGCAATAGAGGAAAAAAGATCATCAAGTGTAGGACTACCTTTTCCAAAGGGGCACACCCCCTATATCGGAAACTGGAGAAATATAAGACCCGATACTTATAAACATTTTGATGCCTTTTTACATCACGAAACACAGTTTGTGGGGAGAGTAGTATTTCCCATTCGTGATATTACAGGGAAAGTAGTAGCTTTTAATGGAAGGCATATGACACTTAGTGAAAAACTAAAATATATGATCTATCCACCACAAGCAAAACTTCCCCTGTATCCTTCCAAAGTTAAGCCCATAAAGGGTAAGGTAATTCTTGTCGAAGGGATTTTTGATATGATAAATCTCTTCGACAAGGGTTTATCTAACGTAATATGTTGTTTTGGAACAAACAATGTAGATATGGATAAACTGTCTATTCTTAAAATGCAAGACATTATGGGAGTAGACATAATTTTTGATGGAGACGATCCTGGTCAAAGAGCTGCAGAGAATATACAAATTCTTGCAGAAAGAACTGGTTTCGTAACTCGCAATATTAATTTAGGGCAAAACATTGATCCCGGCAGTTTAGCAGGGGATCAAATTACAAATTTAAGGGAAAGATTATATGGCTAAAATAGCACTAATAGAAACAAAACCAAGTCGGACTGATTATAGTGGTCGATTTGAAGGAGCATTTGAGTATGATAGATACGCTCTATGCTCAGATAGAACAAAAAAGAAAATATTAAAAGCAGATGTCGATATCGAAATAAACATTGAAAATTACGACTGGGTAATTTTAATAGGTTCAGAAGCATTAAAGTATTATACTAAAATGAATTCCATTACAGAATATAGTGGTAGATGTATAGAAGATAAGTATTTACCAGTAATTAATCCCGCCATGTTAGCTTTTAAACCAGAAGCTCTACCTTTGTGGGAAGAAAGTAAAAATAATATCATTAAATACATAAGTGGTAAACTGAAAGTAGAAAGATTAGGTACAGATAAGTGTTATGGTATAACAGAAAAAGAGAAACTAATTAAATTTTTAATAGATGCAATTAAACACGATAATGACTATGTGGCTGTTGATACGGAAACAACAGGATTATATCCAAGAGATGGATATGTTTTAGGTATAAGTGTATCTTACGAAAAAGATCATGGTGCTTATATAGATACAAGTATTATAACAGAACAAGAAGAAAAATTATTTCAAGAACTGTTTGATAAAAAGACAGTAGTATTTCATAACGCAAAGTTTGACTTAGCTATGTTAGAGTATCATTTTGGATTTAAGTTTCCACATTTTGAAGATACTATGTTATTGCATTATTGTTTAGAAGAACAACCGGGCACACATGGATTGAAGCAACTTGCTATGAGATTTACACCTTATGGAGATTATGAACAACCCATGCACGACTGGATAGATGGATATAGAAAAGCAAATAGAATATTAAAAGCAAACTTTTCATGGGATGCAATACCCTTTGATATTATGACACCTTATGCAGCTATGGATGCAGTAGTAACTCTATTAGTATTTGCAAAGTTATATCCAGCAGTAAAAAGAAATGCTAAACTAGCAGATGTATATGAAGATATATTAATTCCTGCTTGTAGGTTTTTAACAGATGTACAAGATATAGGTGTACCTTTTGATAGAGAAAGATTATCAAAAAGTGCGGCACTTATGCAAGAAGATATTGATGAAGCAGTACGACAACTATATGAGTTTGATAGTGTTAAAACTTTTGAAAGAATAAAACAAAAGGAGTTTAATCCTAATAGTACAGTACAATTACGAGAATTATTATTTGACTTTGTAGGATTAAAACCTACAGGAATAAAAACAGGCACTGGGGCACACTCTACTAATGCTGAAGTATTAGGAATATTAGCAGAGAAGCACGAAATACCCAATCACATTCTTTCTATAAGAAAGAAATCAAAGATTAAAAATACTTATTTAGATAAGATTTTACCACAGCTTGATAGAGATGATAGATTAAGAACGGGATTTAATATTCATAGTACAACATCTGGAAGACTATCTTCTAGTGGTAAAATGAATATGCAACAAATTCCTAGAGATAATCCTATTGTTAAAGGTTGTATAAAAGCAAAGCCGGGCAATAAAATTGTTGCTATGGATTTAACTACGGCGGAAGTATATGTAGCTGCTGTTCTTTCCGAAGACGAAAATTTAATGAATATTTTTAGAGAAGGAGGCAATTTTCATAGTAGTATTGCTAAACTAGTGTATAATCTAAGTTGTCCAGTAGATGAGGTTGTAAAATATTACCCTACAGAACGACAGGCTGCAAAAGCAGTTACTTTTGGAATTATGTATGGTGCTGGTGCTAAGAAAATATCAGAGCAAGTAACCAAAGATAGTGGTAAATATTTTAGTAAGACAGAAGCACAGGCAGTTATTGATGATTACTTTAATCAATTTAGTAGATTAAGATTATGGATTGATAGATCATCAAAATTTATAAGAGATAATGGGTTTATATACTCTCACTTTGGGCGAAAAAGAAGATTACCTAATGTGCGATCAGATAATAGAGGTATAGCTAGTCATGAAGTTAGATCAGGATTGAATTTTTTAGTACAATCTATTGCTTCAGATATTAATTTATTGGGTGCTATAGATGCGCATAATGTATTAAAAGATTTACCATTTAAAGCAGATATATTTGCATTAGTACATGATTCAATTTTAGCAGAAGTAGAAGAAGATGCTATAGATGCTTATAGTGTAGTAATAAGAGAGTGCGTACAAAAAGATAGGGGAATAAGTATTCCAGGCAGTCCAGTTGGTTGTGATTTCGATATAGGAGATGACTACTCATTTGGAAAGTTTGAGAAGAAGTATGAATTATAATGATATAAATTTTCCTGTATTTGTTGTCCATACCGATAATATCGAATTAATAGATGGTATATTATGGATAGACAACCAAGTACTAGATGATAGAAATATGAAAGGAGAAACTTTAGGAATAAGAAGATTACAAAGTCCTATGATAAGTCTCTACCCCCTAAAATATATGATACAAGATGAGGCAGAAATGATAAAACATCAGGGCAAGTATTATATAGACAGCAAAGGGTATTTTGTAGAAAAACATAAAACAACAACCGTACCTTTGAAATATCATAAAATTCTGAGGGTGGAAAAGAAAAACATAGTAAGTATGCTATGGATTAAAGATTGCCCTTTCCCCTTCCCCCTCAAAAGACCACTGCCCGAGAATGCTTCTTGGGCAGGGGTTCTTTATCAAAATAATATACCGTGGATTTTGTTTGATCTGTCGGAAGAAAAAAAGAAAAACACTTGGAGAAAGATATGACAGAAATAATAATGACAGCTTTAGCAATAAAGCATTATTTAGCGGATTATGTATTTAATCCAGCTTATACTGTACCCGTACGTAAAGATATATATGGATCAAGAGGCAGTTTAGAACACATAGGTATGCATATGGCTTGGTGTTTGATGGTACTAGTATGGTTTCTACCTATTAAAGTAGTGATTCTAGCAACATTATTTGATGCAGTTATACACTATCATCAAGATTATTTTAAAACAAAATGGTTATATAAAAGAAAAGGATTGTCTGAACAAGTAAGACGAGCCATCACAGGAGCAGATCAACTAGTACATATTCTAACGTATATTATTATAGTGGCATGGACGACATAAAAATATTTGAAGGGCTTCTACCAGAGAATGCTTGTGAATCAATAATTCAAGAGGGTTTATCTTATCCCCGAATAAAAGCAGGTATAGGAAAAGACAATGAAATATCTAAAGGGAGATCTACAAAAGTAGCCTTTATAGATAATGAATTTCTTAAAAGCTATATACATCAATTAGTTTTTGCACATTATGACTATGATATAATAGAAGCAGAAGATTTACAGTTTGCATTATATGAAAAAGGAGACTTCTATGGTTATCATAAAGATGCAGATGAATATAATAGGAGAGTATTAAGTGTAAGTGTTTTACTGTCTAAACCATTTGACTATGAGGGAGGTGATTTAATATTTTACACAGAAGACGAGGAGCTTCCTATAGTAAACTTTCAAGGAAGTATTATAATTTTCCCTTCTTATATATATCATAAGGTAACACCTATTACAAAGGGAACAAGATACTCCTTAGTACAATGGTTTAAAGGATAATGAAAGCAATAATAAGTGATAGAATATACATAGAGCTAAAATTAAAAGAGTTGGCAAAAATTGATAAGGAATTAACTTATACCATACCTTCTTATAAGTTTGGAGACCCTCCTATAGTCATTAAAAATATGGCAAAAATAAGAGGTACACTAGTAGCTTTTCCAGTAGGAAGGATAGATCTAATACCAGAAGACTACGAAGTAATAGATAAAAGAATATTAAAACCTGTAGAGTTCCCAGAGTTTAAGCTCACTTTACGACCTAGCCAACAGCAAGTATTTGATGAAGTCAATGATAACTCTATAATTAATGCTTGGGTCAGTTGGGGAAAGACATTTACAGGTTTAGCAATAGCTGGGAAGCTGGGTCAAAAAACTCTAATAGTTACCCATACTTTAACTCTACGCAAACAGTGGGAAAATGAAGTAGAAAAAGTCTATGGTTTTAAACCAGGCATCATAGGTAGTGGTAAATTTGATATAGAACCTTCAATAGTAGTTGGCAATATCCAAACATTATACAGAAGATTACCACAGATTAGAGAGGAATTTGGAACAGTCATACTTGATGAGATGCATCATGTTAGTAGTCCAACCTTTTCAAGAATTATAGATAAAAATAAAGCTAGATATAAGATAGGACTGACAGGTACTTTACAAAGAAAAGATGGTAGACACGTGGTTTTTAGAGATTATTTTGGAAATAATGTCTTAAAACCACCAAAGGAAAACTTTATGGTACCAAAAATTGATATTCTAAAAATGGATATTCGTTTTATGGATGGATCAAGCATCCCGTGGGCTAATAGAGTGAATGAGTTAGCATATGACCCAGAGTACCAAAACTCTGTGGCTTTAACTGCTAGTGCATATGCTGCTCGTGGTCATAAAGTATTAGTGGTATCTGATAGAGTGGACTTTCTAAGAAGTTGTGCCAGACTCACAGGAGATGATGCAGTTTGTGTAACGGGTTCAGTCCCACACGAAGAAAGACCAGATATAATTAATCAGATATTTAAGGATAAAAACATACTGTATGGTACACAGAGTATTTTCTCAGAAGGTATTTCTTTAGACATTCTTAGTTGCTTAGTTCTTGGTACACCAGTAAATAATGAACCTTTACTTACACAACTAATTGGAAGAATTGTTCGTACTTATGAAGGGAAGATGCAGCCAACAGTAGTAGATATTCATTTAAAAGGGAATACTGCAAGACGACAGGCTAATGCACGACTTGGCTACTACATTAAACAAGGATATGAAGTATCAACCCTATAAGGACCTCCAAAAAATACTACTTGACAAGAATCTAAAAATTTGATATAATATAATGATAAAATATAATTGGGAAAAAATATTAGACACGACAGAAGCGGACGCAGGATCAATTATCCTGATTATCCAAATGTTAACCTATCCTAGAGTTCCTTATAACTTTAAGGATCCCACTTATAAATATTATGGTCAAAGTTTCGTAGGGCATAGTTATCTACTAAACCCGAAAAAATTACTAAAGGTGCGAACTTCCTACTCTAAACAAGAAATTGCCGAGTATATCGGAGTGGCTTCTTATCGAAACATACATGATTATAAAGAAACAGGGGAAACCAGTCTTCCTCTAATTAATCTGCCAATGTTGGCAGAAATATTTGAAAACAACAGACTTCTTCAGTTTAAAGATGGGATGGTACACTTTAAATATGAATAAGACGCTAAAATAACAGAGAAATAAAATGGCAATAAAATTTAATCAAGCACAAGGGAGTGCAGTAAAAAATAAAATAGATCAATACACCTATAAAGAAGGTGATAATATAGTACGCATGGTAGGTGATCTACTACCGAGATATGTGTATTGGGTTAAAGGCGAAAACGGAAAAAACATTCCTATGGAATGCCTCGCTTTTGATAGAGCAACTGAAACATTTAATAACATGGAAAAAGATTACGTTCGTGATTTCTTTCCTGAAGCTAAATGTGGCTGGGCATATGCAATTCAATGCATAGACCCAAAAGACGGTAAAGTTAAAGTAATGAACCTCAAGAAAAAATTGATGGAACAAATCATGGTAGCAGCTGAAGATCTAGGAGATCCTACAGATGCAGAAACTGGTTGGGACGTTTATTTTCAAAGAGTTAAAACTGGACCAATGGTTTTTAATGTTGAATACAGACTTCAAGCATTAAAATGTACAACTAGAGCACTAAACGAAACAGAAGCAGCAGCTACAGAAGAACTTCGTTCAATGGATGATGTCCTTCCAAGACCTACTCCTGATGCTCAACTTGAATTACTTCAAAGAATAACTCAACCTTCTGGTGCTGAAACACCTGAAGAAGTGAGTTCAGAGTTTAAAATCTCATGATTGGTGTAGGACAAGATTTCCCAGATTGGGAATTAGTAGGAGTATCTTCAACCAATAAATTTGTTGAAGTAGATTTAGGCTATAGTGATAGATGGAGAGTAATATATTTTTATCCAAAAGATTTTACTTTTATATGTCCTACCGAAATAGCTGCAATGGATATAGTTAGTGATGAAGCTCAAGTAGTCGGCATAAGCGGAGATAATGAGTTTTGTAAACTAGCATGGAAAGAAAGTAACCCCCTTATAGATAATATTTCACATACTTTATGTGCAGATCTCGGGCTAAGACTAGCCAGTGTGTTAGGTATAGCAGACGAGCTTGAGGGAGTTTGTCAAAGAGCAACTTTTATTGTTGATCCTACAGGAATAATTCAACACATAACAGTAAATGCCTTAGACACAGGTAGAAACGCAAATGAAACACTCAGAACCCTAAAAGCTTTAAAAGCAGATGGTCTTACAGGCTGCAGTTGGGAAGAAGGAGAGGATTTCGTAGCGTGATTCTATTTACGGCAGACTGGCATTTAAAGCTAGGTCAGAAGAATGTGCCTTTGCCGTGGGCTTGTTCCAGATTTGATTTATTTTTTGACGAGATCAGAACTATTGAATTATATGTGGATATGCACGTTATTGGAGGAGATTTATTTGATAGAATCCCAACAATGGACGAGCTTACACTTTACTTTGATTTCGTACAGAATGTTTCAATTCCAACATATATTTATGATGGAAACCATGAAGCAACAAAGAAGAACAAAACATTCTTTTCAAACTTAAAAAGAGCTACTCAAAATGTGAATAAACTTGTTACAATAGTAGACAAGACTACAGAGTTTGAGTGGGGAACAATTCTACCTTATTGTGATTTACACAAGAAAGGAGCAATAGAAAAATGTAATCCTAATAAACCTCTTTTTACACACGTACGGGGTGAGATACAACCACACGTTACCCCAGAGGTTGATCTGGATAGATTTAAAAAATTCAATAGAGTATTTGCTGGTGATCTTCATGCTCACAGCAATACTCAAAGAAACATAATCTATCCCGGCAGCCCAATGACAACTTCTTTTCATAGAGAGGTTGTTAAAACAGGATATATAATTATTCACGAACATACTTGGGAGTGGAAAGAGTTTGATCTTCCACAACTACTTAGAAAAACAATAAGCTCTGAAGAAGAGATGGTTGCAACTGACTATCATCATACAATCTATGAGATAGAAGGAGATGTAGCAGATTTAGCAACAGTTAAGAACTCAGAATTATTAGATAAGAAAGTAGTAAAACGAAGTAGTGAATCTACACTTAATTTAAAAGATATGACTATTGATGAAGAATTAGTAGAATACTTAAGTGCAATCCTTAATTTAACTGATGACAAGATAAAAAATATAATGGCAGTATTTAATGATTACTCTAAAAACGCTACAATGGGATAATTGTTTCAGCTATGGAGAAGGGAATACCCTTCAATTAGACGAAGTAAATCTCACTCAACTTGTCGGTACTAACGGACAAGGAAAATCTAGTATACCTTTGATACTGGAGGAAGTTTTATTTAATAAAAATTCCAAAGGTATTAAGAAACAAGAGATACAGAACCGTTTTATAAATAAAGGTTATCATATAAATCTTACATTTACAGTAGATGCCAACAATTACGAAATAGATATTATTAGGAAGGCTGGGATAAAGTGTAAGTTATATGAGAATGGTAAAGATATTTCATCTCATACAGCTACCAATACTTATAAGACAGTACAAAATCTACTTGGACTTGATTTTAAGACTTTCACTCAACTTGTGTATCAAAACACAAATATGAGTTTACAGTTTCTAACTGCCACAGACACAAATCGTAAGAAGTTTCTAATAGAACTTCTTAAGTTAGAGGAATATGTAGAGTTCTTTGAAGTATTTAAAGTAGCAGCACGAGAGATTTTATTAGAAACTAATAAGCTACGGGGTAAGTCAGATACGATAGTAAAATGGTTAGATGAAAATAAATTAGAGAGTATAGACATACTAGAGATAAAAAATCTTCCAAAATATTCGGCAGAAGATGAAGAAGAATTACAGCAATTACGAAGTGATTTTGAAAAAATCTCTGAGACAAATAAAAAAATTGTAGATAATAACTTTTATAAGGAGTCAATAAATCGTTTAGATGAAGACCCTGACAGACTATATGTAGGTGAGGCAATTGATCTTGACGCTAAATCGGAGACACTTGGCACTTTCAATGCCAACTTGCTCTATGCTGAAGAACATTTAGATAAACTCTCGAAATTAAAACAACATTGTCCGACTTGTGAACAGTCTATAAATAAGGATATGATGAAAACACTTCAGGCAAATTATGAACTTGTACAGAAGACAAACGAAAACCATAAAAGTCAATTAAACAAGGAAATAGAGCAAGCTCGTTTTAACAATGCGAAAGTTATAAAAAAGGAGCGCCTGCAGAATGAGTTTGAAGAAGTTGTTCGCCTTTGGGAAAGTTCTTTGCCCTCCACAATTTTGGACGCAGAGGATATATCTTACCAAATTGACGAACTTTCTTCTATGATAGATAGGATTCGTGAAGATGTTGAAAAAGTATCGAATGAGAATATGCGGCGTGAACGCCACAATACTCGTATTTCGATAATTCAAGAACAAACACAAGACATGGAAGATGAACTTGAAGAAATTGTCGCGGTTTTGGGTAAAATTGAAGAAAGAGCAACACACCTCGAAATCTTAAAGAAAGCCTTCAGTACTAATGGACTGTTAGCTTACAAGATTGAGAACCTTGTAAAAGACCTTGAGCAGCTTACTAATGAATACCTCGCGGAACTTTCAGATGGTAGGTTCAGTTTGGGATTCGTTGTAACAAACGATAAACTTAATGTAGAGATTACAGACAACAGTAAGATAGTAGATATCTTAGCTTTATCTAGTGGAGAACTAGCGAGAGTTAATACATCTACTCTTTTAGCAATACGCAAATTAATGAGCAGTATTTCTAGTAGTAGA